GTTGTCGCACCCAAAGTTGCAGAGCTGGTGTACAACGCAATGTACATGCTATCCGCAGTAGTCGCACCACGGGTTACTGTAGTTCCAAATGCGTGTATACCGTTAAGAAGCTCCACTTTGAAGCTCGTACACATTGCTTGAGTAATAGCCATAATGGGCCTCTCCTATAGTTTACGTATGATATTAGCCAACTCAGCATGGCCTTGCTTTTGGAGTTCCGCACAAATAGTGGTTCTATCTGACTTGATAGCTTCTTTCATGTAGAACACTAAAACCTGTCTAATCTGTTCTTTAAACACCAGAGCCTGCGCTCTGACCTGCTCATCAGCGTCTTTACTGACATGTAGCAGCTTGTCTAACGCACGATCTGCTAACTCTTCTGGCGTCCAACCACGATTACTGGTCGTATGGACATCCACCTTAAAACCGTTATCAAATGTTGTTTGCACGCCGTTTATCAAACTTCTGCCCCTCTGGTAGTCTGCCCATCACGATATGCGTCTTTTCGCATCTTACCGTCACCTAAATTGATTAGCAGCGTAAGAGCTTGCACGTACAACTTCTCGTATAGGGCCACCATATCAGGCTCACCTTTCTGAAAGCGTATTGCTTCAACCAGAGCACCGTTCAACAACGCAGAATCGAACTCATTGCCTAACCAAGTGTTACCCGCAGTAACAATAGACTCTGGGTAATATCCGTAATGAATCTCTACACTGTAGTTTGCATCCGGTGTCGGCCCTAAAATAAAAGCCGTATTGTCAAACCACGCATAGTGCTTTGGGGTACCCGTACTAGAAGCATTTGGGTAGGCTTCACGAATAAAATTTACATCTTTATCCAGAAGGTATGTGTAGTTACCACTACCATCTATAACCGCCAAAGAGTACACATGTAAAAGATCAGTCGGGTATATCAGGTACTTATCACCCGAGGTTGCGTTCCCGGTCTGGTTTTTTCGGAGCGCAGGTAGCTGAACAGAGTTGTATATTTTTTGCTCTGCTTGCTCGGTAAACATAGCAAGTTGGTCTGCGGTAAATGTCTGTTCGCAGATATCCTCTATGTTTGCTGTAAGTTCAGAATAGTTCATCCCTTACCTCTTAAGCCATTGGGCCTCTGGACATAGTGCCTTTAGTAGCCGCACCAGCACCGCGCATCTTAATACCGCTAGTTTTTACATCTATAGGCTGGTTACAGCACTCAGACTTATAGACTGTAGGCTGATTAGGGAACTCAATAACCTTTGGGGCTTTCTTGCTTTCGCGCTTCATGGCGTAGCTCCTAACTTGTTGTTACTGTTACCGCACCGACTTGGCCGGTTGCTTCTAAGTTGTCGGGGGTTATCCCGTCATTATTGTTAAACCCGACAGGGTTCCAACCCCACTGTATGTCTCTACTGGCCGTTAACTCTGCCGAGTCAGGTCTCGGATCACGCAAAGCCTGCGGGTCATCTACTGGAAACTCACCCAACTTATTTTGCGGTTGGTCTGGATTCCAACACTCACGACATGCTTTTAAGTTTGTCTTATTGCCTTTACGTATAAGTTCTTTTAACTCTCTGAGTTTGCACTGGAACCCGCAAATATCGCAGATTGCTAGAGCTTTTTGCCCAGACGCGTACTTGTAACCCATTACCTAACCCCGTAAATGCGAGGTACTAAGCTAAGTGTAGCTTTCTCTCTATCTTCCTCTGCCGCCAATGCAAACTGCTCATCGTAGGTCGCTTTTAACATAGGTAAACGCTCGGCCAGTTCTGGTTCTTTCATAGCTATGTAATACGCAAGCCCTGCAACTAAGCAGGGTAAGAACCTGAAATTCACGTCAGCCGTATTCACCCCAGTACCGGCGTCTTCAATACGTCGCATACGCCAATACTTTAAAACATAAGTGCTTGACGCATCAGGGACAGGCCACACAGTGGCGGATGGGTTTGCTTGCCCACGGTCTATGTAAAGCTGTATGGGCCGCCCCTGCGATAGCTTGTTAGGGATACTGGCGTAAGTAGACACACTTATACGCGTAATGTTGAGATCAGACTGAGTAGACACATTACCGCTACCAGTACGTACAACATGCTCAAGCAAATCAATGGTATCCGCCGGTAAAGCATATGTCGCAGTTCCTTCGGTGAGGTTGACAGTGCCTTCCTCAATCGTCCACATATTGATGCCACGGTTCTGCCACTCAATAGTTAACAAGTTCATGGAACGTCTGGCGGTACGTAAGTCATAGCCAGAACGCATCTCACGGCCCGCACGTTCCCACGCTTCTTCAGCGATCTCCGTGAAGTCCATGTTGAATGTTGCTGTACCGGACGTAGCCATTATTTACCCCAGCTCTCCCGCGCCTTTTTCTGCGCGGTCTTAGACAAATCTTTGTAGTGGTAAAGTTTCTTAGAACTCTTAGACATAGTTTTACCGGTCATAAGAGTCCCATCATCATGTTTGTGCATACCACCTCTATGCACCTTTCCGTCTTTGTAATAGTGGTTTACACCTTTAGCCATTACTTTTTCTTCTTCGCCACCTTCTTCTTGCGTTTCAAAGATTGGACTCTCTTCGGTGCTCCTGCTGGTTGACCTAGTCGTTTCTTCTGGGCTATCCGAGATCGTTTCTCGGATTTAGTCATTTCACCAGAGGTTTTAGGGGTCTTACTGGAAACTCGTTTGGTGGGTCTACAGTAAGGAGTGCCCCTCTTTTCACCTTCTTTGCGTCCGCAGGCTTTACCCGTACGAACGTCTTTCCAATCTTCCTTAAACCAGCGTTTTAACGCTGCGCCTTTCTTTGTCTTACGAACGGCCACTGGACTTATTACCCCAGTTCTTGGCACCGACTTTACGGCACTTAGCTATAGCACCAGAAGCGTAAGCAGAGGGGAAAACTTTGTACCGAGCCTTCACCTTGCGGTAGCACTCGTCTTTAACTGTTCCACCTTTCTTTAAGGCTACGGGCCGCATTTTACCCATACCTCTGCATTTCATCATCGGAGGTTTATCCTACCTTGACCACGCTGAGCTATACCATTACCACGGCACATGCCGCCTTTGCTCATCTTTTTAACTTTACCGCCGTAGTTCATACCTTCGACACCACGACCTTTGAGGATATCTGCCCGAGTGACTTTGCCGTCTTTGTTTAAATCAGGAAAGCCCTCTTTCTGCGACGCAGTGCGGCGAGTAGCACCAGCCATCCCACCCACATTCATCCTTTTGGTACCGCAATTAGACACTAGATCACCTCCTTCTTTGAATGAACGACCTTCGTCGGCCTTCATGTACTCACGCCCCACGCTCTGTGGGACACCGGCACGTTTAGCGAACTGGGGGTTATTAGCCACCGCCGCCATGAAATTGTGCTGTGCCTTAGACTTGCTAGGCACTACCACTTAACCTTATCGGCCCAATAAGCTGCGCTCATCTTACCTTTGGCAATATTCTTGCCGTGGCGGGCCTTAAATGACTTGCGCTTCGCCTTCATCCGTGCGGACTCGCCTTTCTTGGGCTTTCCAGCCGTGCTGGCACCCTGCTCTCCGAAACGAATAATCTTCTCCTTCCCACCCTCACAAGCCTTTACAACATGAGACTTCTTGGGGTGAGAAGGAGTACGACGCGGCTTGTTACAAGCCATTTTCTTCTTGTCTACGGGTTTAGCCACAGAACACCGTCACGTTAGACACTTGGTCTAAAGTCATAACTGCAAAATCGGTAGAGTTGCTGCGCTGAGTAAGAATACCCAACTCAGGAATAGTCACACTGTCCGAAAATGAAGTAGATGAAACCGGAGTATCAATCTGTAAAAGCAATGTGCCGGAGCTGCTATTTAAGTTGAACTTAATAGACCCCGCACTGCCCGCGCCCACGTAATACAAGCTCTTCAGCCTAGTTCGACCAAACGCCAAAGACCCAGTGGTACCGATACTTACATTGCCCGCAGAAGCGCCATCTACCGAAATATTACTCACCGAAGTGTAGAAATTAGTAGAAGATGCCGTGCTGGCATTTGCTCCTGCAACTTCCTCAGTGACGGAGGCACCAGACAAATCACCGACTTTTACGCCCGTAATTGTGAAGGTAATGCCTGCATCGTTACCTACAGAGGTAAACAGAAGTTTGTATCCTGTACCGTATGGGCTAACGTCATTTGTCAGCAGGGTAATATCTCCGGCACCAGCAATTGCCCCCGCTGCTTTTAACAACGTGGCGCTAGTAGAGGGAGTTATAGCCCAAATATCTGAGGTAGCCATAGGTTACCTCCCTATCAAGACAGGTTATTGTTAGGCACGTAAAGTACAGTTACCTGTGCTGTACCTGCTGTAGCAGCGGTTCCGGTCTGATTGTAGGTTGCAGTTAAGGCAACATCAGAAGTACCAATATCTACAAGGTTACCTACCTGAGAAACATCAGAAGTAGCTCTCTTACGACCTGCGGTGGCTACGTTTAGAGCATCAGCATATTGATCTGCGGTAGTACCATCACCCAAATCAAGAGTATTAGTAGTACCAGCGTCAAAAGCAGTGCTGACATCTACATAAATTTCAACGATTTGGCTGTTTGCTGGTAAAGTTCCAATCACAGTTTCTGTGCCATCAGCAGCAAAAGTAACTTGCTTGGACTGAGACATAACACCGTAGCCAGTAGCAGTAACTCCGCCAGTGGTGGTGTTTTCTATAATCGATTGGAAGCCGTCTTTAGACCGCACTGGGCCTGAGAAAGTAGTATTAGCCATATGTATCTCCTGTCGTGGCTAGTGTCAGATGCGGGATGCACCTGTCAGGATCAGCTTACACTATACCTTATTTTGCTTAAGTGTACATAGTTATTCGGAGGGAGGAGCAAACATCTTTTTTGAGTAGTTGTCATGCAAATTGCGTACCCACCAGAAGAACATTTCTTCTGACAAGACGTTTTTCATATAGTTCACGCGCATCGCAACTAGCTGTACGTTGTCCGGTAGGTAGGGGCCATTAGGGTTTATGCGGTCTATAGAGGCGTTAAACTCGCCTTTTTTACCGTCTCCGTAACCACCAGATTGATGAAAAGTAAGTGGAACTCCAGACAAAGCGCACCGTCCGTCTTGTTTTTTCCATAAAGACATCACATCTTCGAGGGTAATTTGGAAACTTATGCCTTCGTGAGTCCGTTGTTTTCTGAGGTTAAGCAGGCGTACTTTTAAGTAGGCTTCGGGGGATTCAGAGTGTTGTTGGGATCGTCTGACGCTTACGCAGGTTCTGCAATCTCTGCGAAATATATTAGCTCTAGTCTCTTCAAACTGACTAAGAGGCAACTTTTCCCTGCAAGATTTGCACGTCCTGCTTCTTCTGCTTTTACTAGCCATAGCTCAAACACAACAAAACACGCCAGAAGCCTAGAAAATGTAAACAGGAGGGGAGAAAAAGAAAAGGGGGCCATAGGCCCCCCTCTCAGTACAGCTTTTAGCTGGCTCCGGGTGATCCGAAGATACCCAGTGGGTCAGATACGCCGAAGCTGTATCGCTCACGAGCCTTGTAGCGGCTGTTGCCTGTGTCAAAGTCTGCATCCATGCTGGTCTGCATAGGAGTACGGACAAAGTGCTTCAGGCCGTTTGGAACGTCGGTCATCAAGAACCAAGCATTGGTGTCAGTCAGATAATGGTTAACTGCGTAACCTTCTGGGATTGAACCATTTGACTTGATTGCGTTGAGGTCGTTGTCGGCAGTTCCAACACGCAGTTCAGTTTCTAGCAAACGAGTTGCAGTAAACATCAGTGCGGGTGGAATGATCAACTTACGAGGTTTCGCAGCGATCAACAGACCACGCTCATCAGTCCAACCAGCGATCTGAATTACAGCAGCTTCCAGAGAAGTCTCATTCAGGTCAGAGCCAGTAGTAGGACGGTTTGAGTTAGTTCCACCAGAAACTAGTGGATGGTCTGTAGCACAAAGGACTTTACCGTCACCGTAGGTTGGGTTGCCAGAACCTGTAAATGCTTGGTTCAGAATGTTGGCAGCCTTAACCTGCTTGGTATAAGCCATAGCGCGGGCAAGTGCCTTGGTATAACGAGAAGACAAAGAATCGTACAGGTTATCTTCAATCGCTTCTTCAGTGATCGAAAAGCCCATAGAAATTGTCTCGTGGTTATAACGAGCAGACCACGCTTCTTGTGCGTTATCGTACTGGATTGCAGAACCTTCACCCTTCACAGGGGCGGCGCTGAAACCAGACAATTTAGTTTCTTCTTCAAAAGAACGCTCTGAGGATTCGGTCTCGAAAATCTCAGCGTGCTCTTCACCGTATTTTGCATACTCAAGGCCAAACAGGGCGTTAAGACCCGGAAGGAGTTCCTTGAGGAGCTGGGCGCGTGATATAGCCATCGTTCAGACCCTCCCTTAAACGCCAGTTGTGTTATCCATCTGATGACCGGCATTCCACTTAACAAGTGCTTCCGTATAACCACCAGATGAATTTTTGGTTTCTGCTACCAGCTCAACAATGCGGAAAGGCAGGGTGTTGGTAGTAGCAGAAGTGTCGGAAATCGCACACGCAGAATTACCAGTAGCAGTGCTACCAGTATTATCTACAGCCGCGACGTTCGCGCCCAGATCAGTCAGCGCAAGATCACCAATAGTAGTACCAGAAGATACCACGGCAACTTTGAACAGAACGTCTGTCGCGTCAACAACATAAGCCACAGCATCCGCAGCAACTGTGCCACCGGGCCAGTAGTTGCTAAACAGAAGTTGACCAGTTGTAGGGTCGGAATAAGAACAACCCATAAAAACACCAATTGGCGTCATAGCCGCATCAGCGGTATCACGTTCAACGGTGCCTCCGGTTACGAGCTTAACAGCATCTCCCTTGAAGATATCAGTAGCGTATGCACTTGCAATAGAGTACAGACGAGTAACACCAGCGTAAGGAGTGCCGCTAACCATCTTAACCGGTACAAACCCATAAGGGCCAGATACAGTCGGATAAGCCATTGTTAGCTCCTAAAATTAACCTTTACCAAAAGTAACCGTGGACTTTCTGTCGTTAAACAGAGGCATCCTCGGATCATTTTCGCGCATCAGGTTGTTATCCACAGAAGTCATCTGGCCTTTGGCCTGCTGTTGGTAGTATTCATTTCGTTCATCTACCATTTCCTGTGGAGCCTTGCATAACAATAGACCACCTATTACTACATTATCTTTGAAGCGTTCATTTTCAACGCCAGTCAAGAAAATTTCTGGGTGGTCAGAAGCCAGCACGGGTTCCCAACCTTCACGCAGTTTTGAGGAAACATTTGTAGGGTCAGGTTGACCCTGTGTGCTAATGCGAATCCAGCGATAGGCATAACCCTCCTCAGGGGTAGGGTTAGGGAGGACTTCCGGACGTTCCCACGATTTCGTGCGAGTCCGCTTTTCTCGCGTCTCCAAACTTCTATCTAGTCTTTTTTCCTTCATTAGCTAGTCCTCTTCAATTTAGCAACCTGTAAGGCGTATTGATCCAGTGGTACTCCGAGTTTGTTCGCAATAGCAATTTCTGATTGCTTAAGCCTAATCTTATTAGGCGCTGTGCTCCGCGTAGCGGGTGCAACCACATTGCTAGGTTTTTTCTTCGGAGCCTCCTCTGGCTCATCTTCTATCCCGTCATCAAACTGTTCTGGGAAGACACTTCGCATCCGAGAATTTATCTTCTCGTAGTAATCGTCTGAACGAGGGTCAACCCCGTCTTTAACTAGCTTATTGTGCAAGCCCAACGCAAAAGCAGTCATTTCGTCGTCGCTGCCGAACCATGGGTTATCGTCGCGCCATGCTTCAGCTTTCTCATCCCGTTGTACTTCTTGGGGTTGAGCTGCCCTTGGCTGCTGTTGTACTTGATTAGTGCTTGTTTGTAAAGAAGTTTCCGCCGCTTCTGCCTTTTTAGGCTTAAGCGCATTTACCCGCTCCATACGGATTTGGGCCGCATTTAGCATCGTTTGGGCTTCCAGTATGCTATCTGGCTGCCCTGTTTCGTACGCCTCTTTATACAAACGCTTTGCGTTACTTAGTTCAGCCTCTACCTGCTTTTTAGCGGATTCAATAAGCGCATTATGGCCTTTATCTACAGAACCTTTAAGCTTTTGATTTTCCTCAACTAATTGTTTTGCATAGGCTTCTAAAGCTTCCCGTTCACGCAGGGCGGCTTCTTTTGCCCTACGCTCATCGTGGTAGCCTTTACTGAAATGCTTAATGCGGTTTTTAACCTTCTCAGAGTAATTTTCTAGCTCTTCGTCGGTTACATTTTCAGGAGGTTCAGATACTTCTCTGTTCCTATCTTCAGGAGGAACATCGTTTTCTACCTCAATTTCAACCTCCCCAGCTTCTATAATTTTGCTATTCTGTTGTTTTTTCTGGGGTTTTTGCATTTCCTCGCGGCCAACAGCACCTTCCACCTCAATAGTGTTATCCACTGTTTCATCCGCAGGGACTTCAACTTCTTTCAGATTTTTTGTTTCTTCCTTATCTGGATCAGGAAATTCGTACTCAACCTGTTGCATCGCCATGGTTTATCTCCTATGCGCGAGTTATACCGCTCGGATCGGGGACGACTGCTTGTATAGAGTCATCGTTCATTAGTCTGTACTCTTGGCTACCTATCTTAAAGCGGGTACCTGTGTTTGCTCGAAACATCACATAATCGCCTTGCTTGCACCAAGGGCCAGTAGTAAACCTTTCTTTGTCCATATAGGCTTGATCGCCCATATCTACGACTAAACCAATAATAGAAAGAATGTACTCGTCTCTAAGTGTTTGATTTGACTTAAGAATTTCGCTCTGCCCAAAAGTTTCTTCGACGTTTGGCAAAGCAATAAGCACATGATACCCAGCAGGTTTTGGGATTTTCTGCTCCAACTCCGCTAACTCACGTTCCTGCTCAGCTATCTTCTCTCTTCTCTGCTTTTCTAGCGCGGTTTCAGCTTGTACCCCGTCGGGGGTAATACTTATCGTCGCTTCAGTCATCTTCATCTTCCATATAGTTACGCGAAAGGTCGGCTATTTCTCTGCGTGCGGCGGCTAGACCTCGGATTACCCCGCACGATTCCCTGTATTGGGCGAAGGTATTAGCTCCTGCCTCAACAAGAAATTCTTCTTGGCTTTGCTGTAGTTCAGCAAGTTTTTCATCGAGCACGTCAAAGACGGTTTTTGCCATAAATTATTGCCTCCTCGGGGGCATTTGCTCAGCTTTCGCAAGATCAAGGATCGCTTTGGCTTCATCCAAGTCCTGTCTTGCGTTAGCTTGTTCCGTTTGAGCGGCGACTCTTGCCGCTTCAATAGCGGCTGTACGTTCTGATTTTTGCTTATCCAGCTCCAGTTTAGCGGCGTCAAGCGCTGCATCTGTCTGATCTTTCTGCATCTTGCGCTGCTGTTCAGCGGCCTTAAGCTGCAATTCTTGCTGTTGCATCTGGATAATCGGGTCTTGCATTTTCTGCTGGGCAGCTTGTTGTGCGGCAGCAGCTTGTTTCTGCTGCGTAAGCTGTTTGCCCGCTTCGGATAAAAGCCGAGACAACTGAAACTCTGCGTCTTCCGGTATCTCTTTGTCCGGCTCTGGGAGTGGTGCGCCGAGTTTTTCTTCCATCTGTTTGTAGTAGCTGAAGCCCATATGCTCCGCTATATGTGCCTGAAGCGCAGCCACCACTTGCTGTGCGGCAGGGTTCTGTCCGATAAACGCCGCAATCTGCGGGTCTTGCAGGAACGCTTGGTGCGTAGCGATATGCGCGTCGTGGTCTTGGTAGATGAAAGCCTTGACCGGTTTACCAACAAGTACAGACATATTTTCACTAACGGGGTCAGCAGGTTTAATGTCTTCTGTCGTAGGTACAAGCTTATCTGCGTTCTTGATACCCAGAACCTCGATCATCTGCCGATGTAACTGGGGCAGGTCATATATCTGGGGCGCAGATTGTGCCATTTGCAGCACGGCTTGATATTGCACAACTCGTTGAGCCATCGTGCTGTTGTTAGGATCACTAACAGGGATGACATCCACCATTGCGTAATCGGCTTGACGAGCACGGGGTTCGCCGCGATCAGGTACGTACGTATACTCAACAGGAGCGTACTCCGCGATTATCGCCCGCAAGAGTTTGAACTCCTGCTTCATGGCGTAATGAACGCGAGACTGTACGGCAGCCATTGGCTTGAGTGTCCGTTCGAGGAGTGCCAGAGTGGTTCCCACTGGCGCGTTGGCGCTCATGTCAGAAATGTTCATGTCTGAGATTGCTCCCAAACGACGACCTTCCTCCGTTATGCGCTGCAACAACGCCAGCAGGGTTTGGCTAGGTTCTTTGTACGGCATGGGCATGATGTTGTCCCGAATGGAACCACTCGGCACGTCCACGTCACGGAACTCACCCGGCCCTATTGGGGTATCATCACCCTTCACGCGAAGGCCACGCGCTTTTAGTCCCCCCGGCAAATTGCTGAGAGTACCAGCGTCAACTAATTGGCGGATAATAGAGGTGCCAGCCTTAGCGTAACCGCCAATGATATGGATCAAGCCAAGACCATAGAACCCAAAACCGGGCACATATACATAATGTACAAAGTGCTGTCGCTTGAGCATCAACGGATCATCAGGGTTCCAGTTGCGGCGTATAGCCAAAACTTCACCTGTGCCACGTTCTATAGTTACAACGTACGGTTTTGCTATCTGTAAATCTTCTTCATCGTCCACACCGTCGATGATTAAATCAGCATGGATTTCCAGCACGGTATAGCGGTCATCAGAGGTAAGAGAGTAGCCTCCTTCCTCCGCTTTCTTTTCTTCAATATCTGTGTGGAATGAAACAGGGTCTGCTAATTCTATGTCTCGATAGAATCCGGCAGCTTGTAGCTTTTTCAGATCGTTCTTTGTCTTACGCATTACATGCGTGACACGCTCGGCACTTTCTATATTAGAAGCACCATAAGGTACGACCACATCCTCCGCTGGGATATACAAAGCTACTTGGCGACCTACGTTTGGATCGTAATAGACTTTCTTGAAAGCTGAACCTGCCAGACCAAGTGAATAGAGCATACGTTCATGCTCCGGTCTGTACTCGACCATAACCTCGGTCAGTTCGTAGTTCATGTCAGTTTTAACGCGCAAAGCTGCGTCTTCTTTCTCTTTCGTAACAGCGCCGAGTATCTTGGTCTTTACTGGCCCTGCTGCGGGAAAGGTCTCGCTCATCGCTTCAGCTTGGAAACGAATAGCAGCTTCGGCTAGGACGTTAGAATAAACGCCACAGGAATTTTCCCACGGTTCAACCCGCTCTTCGTAAGTGAAGCCGAGCACATCCAACCCCTTTACAAACGAGTCTGCCCATTCTTTTCTGCTGGATGTGTCGGCCTCAAAGTAACCTATAAGCTCAGATGCAATCTCTGTCAACTGTCCTTCTTCGATATACTCTGCCAGATTAGCACCGAACGGCGCACCCATTGTTTCTTCCATGCCCTCTTCCGGAGAAAGCACAATCTCAACACTGCCGTCATCCATAGTAACCATGTCTGGATTGACAATATTTACTTCTATTTCTTCTTCTGACTCCAAGCCAGTAGGGGCTTGGTACACACTTCGTTCGATAGCCATTATTCAGCCCTCAGTAGTACGCCGTTCTACGTCGCCTATACATGTCCATTTCATCTTCTTCATCACTAGGTAATCTGATGAAGCCACCTTTTCTGAAACGCATAAGTGCCAGAGAAACAGAGTCCACATAGTCGTCATGCTCTCCGGCGGGGAAGCTGGCAACCTCGTCAATCACCGCTTCTGCCCACGATCTGTTTGGTGCCCACACAATCCCTGAAGCAAACAAGTCAGAAACTGCGTTCAGTCTCGTGATCTTGTCGTTGCCCTTGGTCGGAGTAAACTCCTGCACCGGTATGCCCATCGCCCTCATTTCGTAAATGAGCGGAGACCCTGAAGCCTTTTTCTCGATAATCAGAGAGTCCGGTTCCCAGTCATCGTACTGCTCTACTGCTACGCGCTTAAGGGTAGGAAACTCCATTCTATCTCTAAAAGCATTCAAAAGTATAAGGTTGGGTCGTTGATCCCCGTTATCGTCGGGGTGGTAGAACACTCCCCACGTCGTACAGGCCGAATAATCCGACCGATTTGTCTTTTCAAACGCCGTATCCCATGCTTGCACGATGAAATCGACCGCTGGGGGGTTGTCATCCGGCCACTCGTTCCACCATTCACGCTTAACTATGGCAGAAGTCTCTGATGTAGGCTCTTGTTGGTACTGAGCCATCCATTTTGAGTTAGGAAGTTCCTCTTTTAGCGCCGCAAGCTCGTCTAAACTCCAGAACTGCGGCCATAACGGCTTGCCGCTCGGCATAATCGCCGGAAATTCGATCACTTCCCAGTCATCTCCGCCCCTTTGGGCGTTTGCTTTCAACACTCGGGCTGTCAAATCGCGCAATGACCACCGTGTCATCACCACAACGATAGCTCCGCCCGGCTGTAAACGCTGCCGAGGCCCGGATGTGTACCATTCGTACGTCTTATCGTAGATTTCAGGGCTGGTTTCGGCCAACGCAGCCTCCTGTTCCGAGTGTGGATCGTCAATAATGAGCAAATCCGCGCCCTTACCAGTAACCGCGCCCCCTACACCTATCGCAAAGTAGTCCCCACCCTTGCTTGTGTTCCACCGACCGGCGGCCTTGCTGTCCGAAGACAGGTTCAAATCAGGAAATATTTGCTGGTACGCCTCGGTATCCACCAAGTTTCTTACTTTTCTACCGAACCCAACCGCAAGTTCTGCCGTGTGGGAGGTCTGAATGACCTTCTTGTGGGGATATTTACCCAGAAACCAAGCAGGCAGAAGATAACTAGCAAACTCAGACTTAGTATGACGAGGAGGCATATTGACAATAAGACGCTTACAATCGCCCCGAGCCACTCGTTCAAATGCTTCAGCCATGATCCCATGATGTTTCCCACTAATGAACGTAGGCCACATCTGGTTCACAAAGTCGATAAACTTGGTCTGGGCCTGTTTTTGCTTTTTGAGCTTCTCTAAGTGAGACAACTCCGCCAGAAGCTTCTCTCGCTCCGGTTGCGACAACAAAGGCAGTATTGTAGGTATGTCCTTAAGAGTAAGGTTGTCGAACGGATCAGTCTGACTCATCCTCGTCCCCTACCTCTTCAAACAGCGCTTCGTCTAACGAACCAGACAACTCCGGAACATCTGCCTCACCAAGCTCTTCATTCAGCGATTCCCCCAGCGGAGTAACGTCCACCACGGTTGCATTCAGTAGGCGCTTGACGCGCTCTTTGATTGCCTTCTCCAGATCGTCGGGGTCTTTGTAGTTCACAGTTATTTCGCTGCGCTCAGTAAAAATACCGATGTCGCTGTGCTTGCCAAGCAGTTCAAGTGCTTTCAGTTCGTATCGTGGATCGCCACAGTTAGCGAGTTCCATCAACTTGTTTGTTATAGCAGCCCTTGCCTCTGCTGCGTCCATAGCAAGCTGCGAGCCATACGTACGCAGGAAGGCTGCGGCGGCAAAAGCAGTAGCAGGTTCTTTGAGGTTAGAGGGTTTTTTAGCAGAGGCCACTGCTTGTAGCAGTTCTTTTTCTCTCTCCACGTCTCCTTCAGAAACATCAAGAGTTGCGCCAAGTTCCACCTGTAATTCTGCGGTGTTACCGGCTACCGCCATCTCTTCAAGCAGAGTGTCGGTTTTTTCCTCTGTCGTATCGTACGGGATCGGATGATCCTTCGTAGGCTCGATTCTTACAACCGTCATAAAGTTCGCAGGTATGAATACCGGATTAGGCGTAGCGTAAAGAGTTTCTATGTGCTTGGCAAGCTTATAAAAAAGCCCTTAACCACAAACTGCGTGGTAAGGGCAAACCTCAGGTAGCGAGGGGGAGTTTGGTACACATTAACATGGTTTTGCAAAGTTTCACTAGTAAAGTGTTTGTAGTTACGAAGTTATATATAGGGACGTCGAATTATTGTCGCAAATAACCTATTGATAATAAAGATGTTTTGGTTCCATTGACCGGGGCGGTTCCCTGTATTTA